GGGGGTCAGGATAGTACTCACGAACCCAGTCTTTTTCTTGATTATTGAATCGCTCAGAGTTTCTATCGAAAGATAGACACTCCATAGGAATGTTTTTACCGTTCTCGCCTTGAATCCAGTAGACATAACGTGCAAGAATGTCGCCAACTACGCGCATTTTGGGAAGGATTTTTGGGCTCCGCCCGTTTGCTTATTGAATGATAATGCCATTAGTGTATAGTCTCCAGTTGGACTTCTTCATAGATGAACGTTATTTCGTCCGGTAATACTATGAGTAGCCTGTTATCGTTAATTTCTTCTAGAGGCACAGGACAATGTAGTGCGTCTAGCGTAGTTTTTTGTGTTGCAAAATAATCCGCTGTACTTCTAAGAGAAGCCAGTGCGTAATATATGCAAAGTTCTTTTTGTGTGTACTTATAAGAATTGTAAAGAAGCATTTCTCCATGAAGAAGAAAACTATCGCCTGTAAAGTCTTTATAGGAATATTTATAGATAGGGTCATACTTGTTACGAGGGATCTGACTGTTTACCAGCATTTCCATTATAATGTTACAAGTAGCAATATTTCCTTGCGCCGTATCAAAAACCTTTTTCCAATCAAATAAGAGCACTATTATACTTCCTTTTTACCATTTTGTCAAGAATTATTTTTCTAAAGGTACTTCATGTCCCAACCCTGCTTCATATAGAACCCAACACGATTGGAGGCTTGTTTTCGAGCCGTATTTCCTTTCAGATGTATATCTATGATAACAGGGTCGATCTTACCTTCTTTTTTCCGAATCACTCGTCCACAAAGCTGTGTCAGTAGTGGTTCATTATTTACAGGGGTTGCCAGTATAAGACAGCTAAGTGTGTCTACTGATATACCTTCTGAGAAGATAGCCTGTGTTCCGTAAAGAACATTTTTATCCCCGTAAAGTATTTCGTCTACAAGTGTTTCTCTATCTTCATGCGACACTTCACCAGTAACGCATATTGATTTGTCTCCGGTAAGTTCGGAACAAGCCTTCAAAAAGCTCACTCTATCACTCACCACTAAGACTTTGTGTCCTTTAGCGGCATAAGCTGCGGCTAAAAGTGCTATTGTATGTCTGTACTCTTCATCATTTGCTAGCTTTGTAACTCTGTTAGCCCAGGGGATTCTAGCTCCATCCATGAATCGTATCTCTGACGGTACAATGTGTACTGTAGGGGTCATATAGTTTTCTTTGGGTGGCTTGAAAAGAGTATTACCAAAGTAATCTCTGAATACAACGTGTTTTCCATCCTTTCTTTCTATAGTTCCCGACAGACCTATCTTATATCTACAGTAATTTGTATCTAGTATTTTGGAAAAGGTCGGACTACTAACATGATGCATTTCATCTAGTATGACAGTGCCAAACTCTTTACGAATCTTGTCTACGTTTCGGTACAAAGTCTGTGTATTCCCAATGACGATAGGAGCATCAAGATCAAATTGACCACTACCTATGATGCCTGCTTTAATTCCATAGACTTTCTCTACTTCCTTTGCCCACTGATTACGCAGAGGGACAGTGTGAGTAACAACAAGTGTCTTCTGACCAAGTTTACCAGCAATAGCTAAACCTGTAAATGTCTTACCCCAACTGACCCATGCGTTGATTATGGCGTTATCTTCGATTGCGTCATAAACATCTTTCTGGCTCTGTCGTAACTCAAACTTAAACTCTGGAAATTCTACAGGCTTGTTTACTCGCCTATCGACTATTTCGTAATTTGAGGGTATCAAATCCGTACGTCCAATAGGTAATGAGACTAACCCGTTACGAATAATTCCCATATTCTTGATCACTTCAGGTGGATCAAGAGGGTTGTGCGTAGGAATAGTATAGGTGAGCTCTTTGTCGATTCTCTCCTGTACTTCTTCGGTACAATCCATGTATATTCTGTGGCTTATGACTGCCTTCACGAAGTCGCCTCTTTCAAGGCAGCTTTAACGGCCTGCACTGACATATAGTTTTCAGGTACTTGCATACATATGTGTGGAATCTCCAAGTCTTGTATCATAATGCTAAGAAGAGTATCTGCCACTGTAGTCCAACGCATACTAGGAACACCGCGCAATGCTACGCCTCCGAGATCCATTGTGGTAATCTTACATTGTTTCTCGGGACAATTCCAGTGTAAGTTGTTAGCATAGTGATTCAAAGCTGCTTTCTGCGCGGCATACATATACCCTTTGGATATATTTGGTTGGGCGGCACGAGAAGATATGTTAAAAATTATTCTGTTAGGATCAAATCTCCACTCATTGAATACATACTCTAGTAACTCTACTTGTTTGAATCCAACGTGTGCATAGTTGATGAAACACCCATACTCATTAATATCTACTCTACCTTCGAGTATATCTTCAATGCGACAAGTGTCAATGGGTATAAGGTGGTTAAGGGCAGAGTAAAGTGTACTAGTCCCGGTTATTAATGTTTTCATAGTGCTCCTTTACTAGATTAAACGATGGTTTTCCAAATAAAGAACCATCTACGCTACATTTATTGCAGGGAGACATAGATCTGTCACCCTTCATTAGTTTTTTACGAATCTTGGTCATAGGCTTACTGAACAAAATACATCGTATAGAGAATCTTGTAATAGATTGCCTACTACGTGCTCTCTGCCCCAATCATTACTACAGAACAGTACATCACCATTCCAATCGACAAACATTTTATAGAACGGGTAGTGACAAGGCTTACCTTGTAGTGCAGTAACACTACTCTCCTCTACTCCTACCCAATCCATAACTCCGCTTCGATTGTTCAGAATTAAACCATGCTTTTCAAAATCACCCCAATGCATACGGTACTTATAGTTTGCTTTAGGAATATCTTTCATAATTACATCAAAGTGTTCCATCTGCTCAATACCATCATACAAGTTGATATACAATATGTCGAGACCCCGTTGCGAGATCAAATCTTCAGCGTACTCTTTAGTCAGCCTATCTCCATTAGTATTGCACTCTATAGTAGCATCGGGTAGATACTCTCTAAAGGCTGATACTATTTCTGGAAACTGAGGGTTAAGTAGATTCTCTCCGAACCCGCTGAGAGATATTTTGCCTCTAAAATCATTGTTAGCAAGTTCTTTCGCAATAGTAGCAGCACCCTTTACAGTCATATGAAGGTTTCGGTTAGGAAATACTTCTGGATCGTGTCGAGGGCAGAATACACACGTTCTATTACACAATTCTGTAGTATTAATCTCTACAGTAAGTATAGAACGTAGGGGTGAGTCTTTTGTATTCCTTGACCAGTGTGCGGCTTCTTGGTTTCTTCTGTGTTCCAAGAAGTCGTACTGGTCTACTGCTACTGTGGGTATTTTCATAGTTCTAGTTCATTCTTAGCAATAATATAAGTTTTGACAAAATCAGACCGCACAATGTCCTCTACCTCAAACTCAATGAAGGTAAAGAGACCCATACGCTTTAGAACTTGGAAGAAGTCTTTTATACCGTTTCCTCTCAAATCTGCCTGCCGAAAGTCTCCACAAAACATAATTCTACAGTTCTCACCCATACGAGTAATAATAGAATCTAGTTCATGAAAAGACATATTTTGACACTCATCAATAAGAATAACTGCATCTCTGAGTGTAATTCCTCGTATAAATGAAGTGGTCATAAACTCTACTAAATTTTTCTGTTTCAGTATTTCATAGGCATCGCCTCTACCGAACAGATCATTAGCAATATCTTTATAAGGCTCTTCATAAACAGAGGCTTTTTCCTTTTCTGTACCGGGCAAGAATCCAATATCTCTTGTAGGTACAGCACTTCGTATAATTACTAGCTTTTGAAAGGCTCCTTTTGTCATATCATCGTATGCTAGGTACGATGATATAAACGTCTTACCCGTTCCTGCAAGTCCATGCAGAACAAGGTGTTTATCAGATTCAAATGCTTTTAGCTGGTTACGTGTTAAAGGTTCTATTTCTTGCAGCTCAAAGTTGACTCCTGCAAGAGTTTTTCTTCGTTTTCCCATATATTATACTTTTTTTTGGTATCTTTGAGTTTCACTTCTGAATACTCATAAAGCACCCACGGAAGTCCATGTAAGTGCAAAACCCCTGCCCAAAGCATTCCATCTTCAGGAGGGCGTGGAACGGTAAAAGGAGTGTTATGTCCTTGTACCCATACAAGTGAAGCTATATCTTTCTTCTCCACTCTTTTAATTTTTAAATATTTTAGTGTTGCAAAGCGTGTCTTTTCGTACACAAAAGGTTTTCCTACGTTGTCTATAAAGTACTTCTTACTTTGTTTTAGTATGCCGTTATATGTAGTAACCATCCTCTTGAGTTGCAGAAGAGATTCTTATGTGCTGTTTGCATACGCCTAGCCCCAAGAGTTCGTCCCTCTTTATTTCTATCATCTACTATCTTATCTTCAAGAAAAAGGAGTCCATCATGCAACTCCCAATTTCCTGAAGGTAATAAAAATACAGGATACTCTACACTGGTACGTATGTTACGATATGTAATCACCATATTTTTTCTCGAACTTTCCGCCTGAATAGTCTTCGTGAACAATCTCAAAGTCACACCCTACTGGAGCTCCTGGAATAGAGATACCTCTATCCATCTGTATAAACTTCGCTAACTGCTCCATGTATTCTTCTACTTCTTCATCTGGTACTTCTGCTAGGATGGAATCGTGTACAAGTGCAAAGATACGAGCCTTCTTACCTGTAGCTTTGATCCACTCACTCATGTCAATAGCACCTAGAAGGTTAATATCAGAAGCAGCAGACTGCACCAGAAAATTAAGACCAGACCTAACGCTATGACTCTGGATGCCTTTGTCTGTCGATGCGACATTTGGTAATCTCCTCTTTCTTCCGAAGAAGCTGTAAATGAAACCATTCTGTTGAATGAACTTCTGGTTCTCTTCAATCCATGATTTTAACTTATGAAACTCTTTGAAGTAATCATCAATTACTTCCTGAGCTTCGTTTCTAGTGAAAGGTTTACCACTGTCTTTTGTGACTTGCTCACTAATCTTATTTGCTCCGGCACCATACATGATACCAAAGGTTACGGCTTTAGCCGCCTGACGTTGCATACTGTATAGTTCTGCTACTTCGCTTACTTCACAAGGTAGCTTAAATACTTTGTGTGCAATCGCACTGTGGAAGTTGCCTCCAGACTTGAAGACATCCATAAGTGCTTTGTCTTTTGCGAGTACAGCAGCGACATATACCTCTGCTGTGGTCAAATCCATTGCTACAATTTTATGTCCAGGAGCGGCTTTAATGCATCCCTTAACAATGGGATTGTCTCTGGGTAGTTGCTGCATATTAAGCTTGCCACTAGAGCTAAGCCGCCCACTAGTTGTGCCATGAAGGTTAAAACCTGTGCGTAAGCGACTATCTCTGTCCAACTGCGGGAAGATTTTGTCCAAATAAGTATTCTTAATTTTAGACTTTTGTCGGATAGCAAGGATAAGTCCGGGGACGTCGGATTGCGATGCCAGCTCTTGAAGAACTTCCGCATCTGTTGAATTCGCGCCCGTTCCAGTCTTTTTTCCAGTAGGAGTAAGGCCGATGAAATCAAATAATAAACTGCGAAGCTGCACAGTACTGTTAGGATTAAAATCTTTTCCATTAATTTGCTCAAATTTACTGATGGCAGGGTGCTTGTATAGTTCCGCTACTGCTTCATCAATCTCGTCTTGCATGAGAGACTGAGACTTGAGCAGACGCTGCTTATCAAACGGTACGCCATTGTCTTGGATGTCGGTCAAAAACCTGCAACCAGGAATTAGTATATTATCATACACTTTTGCTAGACGTTTATTTTGCTTGATCTTTACGAACTTCTCATAGAGAAGAAACGTACAGGCCGCATCCATACCCGCATATAGTTTCATGATCTCAAAAGGAATATCACCCCAGTTGAAGTCATTTTTGAGAATACCATGCTGTTTACGATAGTTATCAATCCACTCGTACATTGGCTTCTCATAGTCCCCATACTTAGTGTACTTCATAGACAACTGCTTTAGACCGTGAGTACCAGGGTTCTCATCAATCAAGTAGTGTAGAAGCATTGTATCTTCAAAGCTAGGGAATTTAAAGTTAAAGTGGTACTCGAAGAACGCCATATCGAACTTGGCATTATGGAATACTACTGTTTTCTTATCAAATAACTCTTGCAATAAACGCTCTGTCTCTTCGTCAAAGCATTCTGTATCTATGTATGCACCCCTATCAGCTTCATAACTAAGACTAATGCCAAGCATATGGCCGTCACGTGGATAAAGTCCGGTTGTCTCCGAGTCAAGAGCAACGTAAGGAAGAGGGGCGTCAATAGCAGCACGTATAAAAGCATTGGCTTCCTCTGTATCTTGTATGCCCCAAGCGTTGTACTCAGTAATTACT